CGCTCGCTGCGCTCGCTCACCACTGCCGAGCTGTCTTCTGGACAGTACTGCATTGCCCCAGATCCATTGGTATGACTGGTGTTGTCGGTGCGAGCGGAGCGAGCTGGACTCGCGTTGGACACGCAGGCGCGTTAATTGATCGCGTGTGTACGTAGCGACACCCCCCTAGGGGGTTCTTGTGTTTCCGTACGTATGCGTATACCATTTCAGACATTTGTGCCAAAATTTAAGGGTTTATTTGTCCTGAGTCTACAATAAACTGGAATAATCCCTTATCAGTGAGCACATGTTTGTACATATCGTCAAATACTTTTGGCGGTATGGTGCAAATATGTGCACCGGCTTGAAATGCTTTACCAACTGTAGCAGCATCACGTATGCTTGCAGCTAGTATCTTAGTATCTGATCTGTTATGACAGAATACTTTAGCTATTTCACGTATTAGTCCTATACCATCGTGTCCGTTGTCGTCTAAACGTCCAACAAACGGCGATACGTAGGATGCCCCGGCTAAGGCGCATAGAATCGCCTGTGACACGCTGAATACCAACGTCATGTTGGTTCGTATGCCCATGTAACTAAGCGTCTTACAAGCCTTTATACCCTCCGGTGTGCAGGGTAGCTTGATAGTAGCTTCATTTGCCCATAACTTGCCATATTTGATGCCATTCTCTATCAGTTGGTCGGCAAACTGTCCGTTTACCTCTATTGATAGGTCTTTGACGCCAATATCGTTAATTAGATCGGCATATATGTCGTCAGGGTCTTTTCCACTCTTCTTTATTAGCGTAGGGTTGGTGGTTACCCCGGATATGACGCCAGAACCTAGTCTGAGGTCAATATCCTCTATAATTGCTGTATCAAGAAACAGTTTCATCTTTATCTTCTGGGTAGTAGCCTATAGTAAACCCACCATCTTCGCATTCTTCTACAACAGCTTCGTAGACTTTTTCGTCGTACTCTGCCATGTAATCAGTAATAGCTTTATCTACCGTTTGCTCAGCTTTTAAATTAATCCATCTATTCTCTAGACCGATCAACATGCCAAGTATTAAGAAGTTAATAGGTGGGAAAGGAGTCTTTAAACTCTTATATAACTCTTTAAAGTGATTTATCTTTAACTTATCCATAGTAGTTAGTGGTAGTAATTAGAGGTGATATCATTCATTGATATCCGGCTAATGGTGTTGTGAGGGAGAGTCCACCCTTCTCTCCCCTAATAATGTGGGATCGCTCTAGACTACTGTCTCTGAGTGTCTTCTGGGTTTCTACTATATTTCAACGCTAGAGTAAACCTTTGATGTGTATTAAAGGGTGTTGCTCTATGTAATATATTAGATTTATAAGCCAATAACCTATTAGTTACTGACCTTACACCTACTATTTCTTTATCTATTACCAACTCTACATGACCACCTTCGTCTAATCCATAGGTAGGACACGGGAAATAAACTAGAGTTACTGCCTCTGGATCGTTGTTATCGTAGTGAAAAACAGTAGTTTCTCTAGGTCCGTAATAGTTTACATTGATTCTGTATAAAGGTATACCATTAACTTGTTTAGGAAAAAATGGATTAGCATGTATAGCTAATTCTGATGTCATACCTACTGGAACTCCATTCTCATGTTCTGTTCCTCCTACTTTGTAGTCAGCGTTTTGTATGAAGTTCCAAGTATCTTGGTATTCCTTTACAGATAAAAAGTTATCTACTATTTTGTATTGTTCGTTTTTCTTAAGCATTAAGTCCAAGTGGGTGTAGTTTTTCCTGATGCTTTACCTCTAGCTTGTCTACGTTGGTCTACATCGTATCCTAAGACTAAATGGTTTGTTGCTGTCTGTGGGTCTTCTATAAACTGCTCTAACATATCATCCCATTCTTCGCGTTTGCGTAGGTTGATCTGTTCCTGTGCAGAAATAGACAGTGCATCTATGTAGTATTTTACGCCTTGCGCTAAACAGTCTAACCTGTCATCGTGTTTAACAGCGTATTTTTGCCTACACATACGGCTCATTTGATAGAACAGCATGTATAAAAGCCTTTCTTCTGGAGCTGCCTGTCTGTTGGAGTTATAATCCCATTCGATGACAGACTTATTAACAATAAGACGGTGCTGGTTAAGAACAGGCTCGAGAGTATCAATAATCCGCTCTTCTTTTCTAACATTTGCTCTAACCTCATCTACATGTATACGTTGTTTTGTTTGTATTATGTGTTTTTTAAATAATTCTGCTACGATGCCATCTCCAAAGTTTGATTCGACAACCAGTGTTGTAACTCCATACTTTTTGCATCCTCTAAGGATGTCAAGCAAGGTATCATCGCTGTACCCGTCCCGGTAGGCACGCATCTCATGCAAATAGATGAGTCCGTTTTTTTGGGATAAATACGCAGCAGCAGTTTCGTCGGCTCCTCGTCCTGAAGGGTCGACACTACAAATTGTCTCAGTGTACTCACCCCATTCTCCTTGCAGTTGCATAGGTGAATAGAAATAATCTCCGGGCAGTCCGACTGTGGGTAAGTCTTTGAGCATGTTTGTTGGGTCTGAGCACCATATGATATTTTCGGGTGCATCAGTAGGATTGACGCTAGTAACAACAAGGTCAGCCATTTTGAGAGGGAACTTTTCAGCGTCTGACAGACTTGTGTCCAGCATAAACTGCAACATAAAGTTACTACGTCCCATAGACGCTTCTCTTTCAACGAGATCATCTTCACTAAATCTGTCATCTGTAGGTTTCCAAGGTTCTACACCGTTATCAATGTCTTCTTGTAGCTGTGGAGCTATAAGTCCTTCGTAAGGGGTACTGTTTCTTGGGTACCTTGCGGTCCAAATAAACGGTTTGTAATTCCTACTTGCCAACTTACGATAAATAGTAAAAGTAGTCTGAGGAGTCCCGAGATACATAATACGGCTATCGTCTTTCGGCGTAAGGATGGATTCAGCTTCCGTACAGAGTTGAAGTAGTTTTTCACGCATCAACTCCGTCATGCTGTTCCCGGGAACCTCGATGTCGTCCAGAATCATCAAGTCTGCTCTGCTTCCCGTTAACTGACCAGTAATACCAACACTTTTGACTGACGGTGCCTGATGAGGAGCGCATAGTACGTCGAAGGAAATCCTTGACCATCTTGCGTCGTCGCTCTTTGGTTGTAAGTGACTTAGCCATGGTGTTTCTATAATTAGTTTTTGTAAGAAGATAGACATGTTGTCAGCTCTTTCCTTAGAAGCTGATATAATCATTATCTTCTTTTCTGCATCATTAAACAGAGTCCACAACACAAACGCTCCAGTAATCCACGATTTACCGACTCCTCGGAAAGCTTGGATCTGTAGCCTTTTTGGTCCATATTGTAAATAATCTGCAATAGCATATTGTGCCCTTGTAGGAGAAGGTAGATCAAGCTGGTCCCACAATGCCTGTAGAAACAGCTTAAAATCACCTTGTAAGGACGATAAAACGTCTTTCATTATCTAAATTTTTTCCTGTCTTTTGTAGATATTTTAGCTGCGCCTTGATTGATTGTATGCTCAGCCCCGGCTAACGCTAACTGTAATGCTAAGGTAACAGGCGTGGATATACCACCAGTAGCTACGTCTAGTCCTTCTAATGCTAAATCAGCAGATCTAAAAGCTAGGTTTGTAGCTGTCTTTTTATTTATTCCTTCTTTAGTTGCTGCATGTACAGCTCCGCCAAATTGACTTAACACAATGGCGCCACCTACACCCGGTAAAGCTCTTTTTAAAATAAATTTACCAGCTTTACCTTTAACAAGTCTTAAAGCTCTATTACTAGGGTTCCGTAGTTCCATAGCTTCTAGTGCTTTGTTTTTCTTAGCAACTTCAGTTGCTTTTATGGTATTTACTTTTCCATCTACAACTTGAGAATTGGCAAGATTATCACCAATTCCCGTATCTTTAAGTATTTGCCTTTGTCTCTGAGCTTCTTTAGCATCTATAGCACCATATTTTTCTTCTAAGTCTATCTGTTCCACCATTGGACCAGTTTCTTGTACTTCGTAAATATGGTCTAATTCTTGTCCTTTTTTTAGGCTTTTTTGTTTTTTTGAAAATGCTTTTATTTGTTCAGGTGTATTGAGAGTATTAGATAATTTAAGATTTTTAGCTCTCTTGTCATATGAAGCATCTAAAGCACCTTTATCGTTCCATCCCCAATTTCCACCTTTCTCTTTAAAAACGGTTTCAAATGGTCCATCAGCTCCGTCAGTAATAATAGTTTTTGTATTAGTACCTTTTTTAGAAAGGTTACCCTTAGATGTTCTAGGGTTACCTTCCATTTGGCTCATCAAAAACTTTTTAAGATCGTTTTTCTGAGATTGTTTTATTCTGTAAAAACCATCATCATCCGGTTTAAATTTCATGCTGCTATGTGATCTTGGATTAGTTGTTCTCTATCAGGTCGACTTCCAAATGTCTCTCTCGACCATCTAAGCCAATGACTACTACCTTTGCCTTGGTTGCATGCCCTACACGCAGGGACAAGATT